CTTCTGAATCAAGTATAGCATTTCCACTTGAATCCACCATAATCATATTACCTAAAGTATGTGTATCCCATCCAATTAAATTATCTGGATTAGCTGGATTAAAATCCCAACTTTTACCGTATTTAGTTAAATTATTTTGTCCTGCTGCTCCAGGTAAATTTGTTTGTCCATGTATTATTGATATATCAGTCATTGCATCTAATATATTATAAGGATCAGCTTCTGCTGCAGATGCTAATGAGCTTGCGTATAATGCGTCAGATTTTGTATTATTAGCAGTAGTATTATTAGTAGTATTATTAGTATCATAACCACTACCTGTTCCTAAATAAGAACCAGTTTGTTCACCTACTTGGTAATCATTTGCTGGATCTACGTCTGGATAAGTATTAGTATTAGTATTAGTATTCGTGTTCCAAGTATCAACCATTATGGATATCTACTTATAGCCATTCTAGTTCTAGGACCAATATAGTCCATATCAAAACCAGCATTAATCATTGCTTGTTCAGAATCAGGTGCATAACCACCTCTTCCTTGAGCTTGACTTTGTAAAAGATATTTTTGTAGTGGAGTCAATGCTTCTGCAATATCAAATTGCTCTAAAAATTTATCTTGAACAGGAACATTCATATCTAATAAAACATCTCTATTTCCATAATTTTTTAAAGCATCACCAATCATACTTTGACCAGATTCTTTAGCTTGTGCTTTGTTAGCTTCAGCCATAAATGCTTTTCCAATAGATGATCCTTGAAGACCATCTTGCATTCTACCTGCTAATGTGCTGTAATCTATATTTGCAACGCCTGCTGGAGCAGTTGTTTCAAATCCAAATTCTGGTTGACCTAATGCATAATTAATTCTGTTTGTTATTTGTGCGTTTTGTTTTGCTGTATTAGCAATACCCATTAAACGATCTCTTTCTTGGTTATCACTTGCAAGCTCTGCTAATCCTGCATACTTGTTATAAAAAGCAATATCTTTATCAGTCATCATGGATTCTCTTACATCATCAGTGTAAGCATCTCCTAAAATTTCTCTGTTTTGTTTACTTCTATTAATGTTAGCCATTAATGATTCTATTCCTTCAAGTACTTTTCGACCCATAGGAAAAATAGCATCTTTAATATTACTACCTTTTTGTTTTAAATCACTACCTATACCACGTATTATATCGCCAGTTCTGTCACCAGCTTTAGTCATAAAAGTTTTTTTACCGTAACCGCCGTATGTTCTTCCTGGTTCTTTTAATCTGCTTCTATTACGTCTAAAATCGGCTGCTGATCTTCTACCCCTTTCAAAAGGAGAATCATCACCTCTTCCGGCAGAGCCAGGATAACTCCTGGCCCCCGAAATACCAGCTCTATAAGCGTCTCTAGCATTATCTCTATCGCGAAATTTTAATGCCATTTACGCACCTAACACTGATTTTAAAATTAAAATTACTACTAAGGCAACGATACCGGCTTTAATCCAGTCCTTCATTCCCCAGTCCGACCACTCTTTTAAGTGCTCCCAAACATCTTTTAATAATTTCATCTTTCCTCCTAATGTATAGTTGGTTTATGTTGATCCACAATTTCTTCTATAAACAGAAAACTGTCTGCTACACTAGCAAACACATGTGCAGCATCTTCTGCACCGATTGTTTCAATATAAAGGTTCCTTGTAACAGCCATTAGCGCACTTGCAACCAATAATTTTTCTTCATCATTTTTAATCTCTTCTCTTGCTGATTTTTCTAGGTTTATCATAGCTTCAGCAATCTTATCTACTTTCTGGTTTGTCATTTTTACCTCTATTCATTTGAGCAATTCGTTCAGCACTTTTAATCTTACGATCTTCCCGTAAGGTTTCCATGTTTTGACGAAGGTCTTCGATAGTTTCTTTATCAGATTCTTCAATGGCTTTTATACCTTCTTTAACAATCGTCTCTTCCATCTTACCTTTCATTTGCTCACGTGCAAGATCTATTTTTTCTGCTTCGATTCCAATATCAGCCATGAGTTTATTATCTTCTACTTCACCCTTCATAGCTACTTCTGCTGCTTTAAGATCAATCTCTTGTTGTTTTAATCTTACCAGTGGATCTTGTTCTAAGTTACCAGCTTTAATTTGTTCTTCTTTTGCCATCTCTGCAATCATTACAGCTTCTAACTCAGCAATTTTAGATTCTTTTTCGTTCATAAATTGTTGTTTAGCTTGTTCAACTTGTTGTACCATTTGTGGATTTTGTTGAGCTTGTTGCATCATTTGTTGTATTTGCATTTCTTGTTCTTTCATTTCTTGTTCAACTTGTAATGCTGCCATTAAAGAAATATGTTCCATAATGTGTCCTTCTAACATTGCGTACAACTGTGGATTAATTTGCACCATTCTTGTAAACATAAATTCTCCATGTGTATCTATATGTGCTTTATGATTTTGTTGTGCAAAAGCTTTTGGTTGTTCACCACGCATAGCCAATGAATTTTCCATTGCAGGGCTTTTTGGTTGAGGAACACTAGGATCTGGTTTTAAAATAGCGTCAATGTTATCTACATCTAATGCTTGGTAAACTCTTCTATAAGCTTCACGTATATTATGTAGTTGTGGATTAGCTTGCGCTAATTGTAATTGTTGTTGCGCCAACATAACACGTTGTGACATAGAGAAAATATTTGGATTAGATATAGGTAGTATATCAACACGCTGATCAAAATCAGCTTGTTTAATCATACGGTTTCCACCACGTACCATGTATGGATACTCTGGTGGTAAATACGTTTGGAATATAGTTGCGAGTAAATTAAACTCAGTTCCTTGTGCATAGTGCAATCTTTTATGAATAGCACTCATTACTTTAGTTCCACGTTCTAATAATGCTAATGTTGTGCCTACTGGATTCTGTTCATTACCTTCACCCATTTTCATGTCTGCAATTGCTGCAAAAGATTTACCTGCATCTACACAATAACCTAGTAAAGCAAATAAAACCTGTGATGGTTCTTTATAAGGAAGAGGTAATAATGATTCTTTAATAGAAGCACCAGTTACATCAACATCTCTAAACTCTCCTGGTTGTAAAGGTGTATCAGAATCTCTTACACGCATGCCACGTGCTTTAAATCCTGCAGGTAGGTTAGCGAGTGTACCAGCATCAATTAACTGCCGCAAAACACTTGTTGCTGTTCGCGATAACCCACCTAACATGTGTATTAGTCCAAAGCCGTAAAAGCCTAGACCCGGGAGAAATTTATAATGTACAAAATATTGTTTTTTTGCTTTTAGTGCGTCACCTTCATCATAGTTTCTTCTAATAGATAAAACTTCTTCACTAAATTGATCAATAGTAATAATGTATGGAAGTTTAACACCATTAGGATCTTCAAATCCTGGTATGTCTGCTTCTACATGCATTTCTAAAAGAACATGCTCATTATCATCTTCACTTAAAGTATTTTGTAAACCTTCTAGTTCATTAACTTTTTCTCTAACTTCATTAACACTAGAAACTGATCCTGTTACTAATTCTACATCGCGGTAAAAACCTTGTACTTGTTGTTTACGTAAATCATTATCAGATGTTTTAATAACATGCGTAATACGTTGTGCATCTTCTAAAGAAGAAGCCATATAATTTACAACGCAATCTTCACCTGCAACAAACTTAGAAACAGCACGTTGTAATAATGAATCATAATAAACTTTTTTAAATGCTGAACCAGCTAAAGGTAGATAAAATAATAATTGATCCATGTCTGGATCATATTCTTTCATGACATGTGTAATTTCATAATTCATGTAATCTTTTACACGTTTAGCTTGTTCTTCTACTTGAGGTGTAATTTCACCTACAATTTCTGTATTAACAGGTCCACCTGGTGGTAGTAATTCTTTGTATGCTTGTGCTTGAAACTGTGTAACTGATTCTGATAATAATGGATGCACAACACCGCTTGCTCCCTCAAATGGTTGACTACGGTCTTCGTACTTAAATCCTAGCATATCCAAACCTTTAACATAAGTATCGTGCCAATCTTTTCTTGAATCATAATCAGATTCGTAAGATGCCACACACGAATTAGATATTTGTTTTAATTGTGTATCAGAAAGATAATCTGCTAAGTTAGCGTTAAAAGGAATGTTTGTTTGATCAATTGTTTCACTTAAATCAGTATTAATTTCAGCACCACCATCAGGTAGTTCTGTTATTTCTACTTGATCTTCCATTGTCACACTTTCATCAGGAAGTGTAATATCTGTAGCTATTTCATTTTCTCCAATCTCTACACCACTTGCAATTTGACCGATTGCTTTTTCAATAGTGCTCATAGGGACGGGACGTGTTTTAGGAGTTACCATTATTTTATCCTATCATAATGTTGGTACAACATCAACAAAAGAGGGATAATGAATATATCCGCCTGTGTTTTTATACATGTCCACTGGTATTGTTGGTGTACCTTTAATATTAATGTAAGGCAGTTTTGCCCACGTATTTCCTTTACCGTCTTTAATGTTTGTAGACGAAAAGTCAAGCCCGTTGTTCTTTGCTGCATTCTTCATCGCTTTAGCTGCAATGTTATTATAAAAACCTAAATTACCTTTAGCATTTGCCCCTGATGCACTTGCCCCTGCATTTTTAGCTTTACCAGAAATCATTACTACACCATCATATCCATTTTCGCGTGCTAAATTAAGAGCTATTTTAATAGCTATTTTTGCTTGGTTTTCTGATTTTTTAAATGGAGCTTCTGGATAACCATCAGCTGTCATATCCATTTTATCTAATTGTTCATTAATTTTAGTTAGTTCTTCTCTAATACTATAACGTTTAGTTTGTAGTCGCGCCAACACTGTTTGTGTAGAAGGATCCGTGTGCCCTTTAACTTTATCTATTTGCTCTGTTATTTTATTTAACTCATCAGCAAGTTTTATTCTTTGTGTATTTAAAGCACTTATATTTACTTTTCCAGGTTTGTCTAAACGCTCTGCGTATTTTTTACCTTTCTGTTGTACCGCTTGGTGTAAGTCTGATTGTATTTCTTCAATGAATAATACACGTCTACCAGCTTCATCTGTTCGCTCAGAAGCACGCATCCAAAAAACAGGGTTATTTCCTTTTGTGTTAGAAAAGTGTCCACCACCTTCTGTATAACCAGGTTCCTTGGCCCTTGGTCCTTTAGGATTGGGGTTATAGGTAATAGGTATTTCTATGTACCCGGTTCCTCCAGACAAGAACTGTGCACCTTCGTGTTTTGGTGTTTTATTACTCATGTAAAAACCTTCACCACTGTGCAAACGTTTAAATCTCTCTACAATATTTTTAGAGTAAAAAGGAATCTTAGATCCCTCAGGAATACCATTTTTTAAAACATTATCTATGCCGTAAAATTGTTTAAAAACTTTATTAATAGTTTCTGCACCTTGTTCCATCATGGATGATGCATCACTTCTCTGTGAGCTAAATATTTCAGATAATTGAACACGTGCAGCGTCACCTGCAATATCTTGTGGTTTATTATTTAAACCACGTATTTCTTCTACACCTTTTTGTCCATGGTAATAAGAGCCACCACTCTCACGTTTTGTTAAAAAATCTAAAAAATCATCTACACCTTTTTTAAAAGGCTCTTTTTGATGAATATCGTACGTAATAATTGGTTTTAAGTTTTTATACGCGTTCATTAAGTCATTTTTAGTGATTTTAACGTTTTGATTGGCATTTAAGTAGTTGCCTAGGCCAAATTCGTCTAATTCCGTTGGAGAAACGCCTTTTTTCTTTAAAAAACCAAGCCATTGACCACCGACCATGCTTTCTTGGGGCGAATTCATGATTTCTGTCTCTGATTTTAGGGTAAATATACCTTTATTCGTGTCTGCTACGGTTTCTGTGGCTTTTATATCGTCCACAGCCCCTGAAATTTTTAAATTAGCGGCAGATTCGTCAAATAGTGGTGGTGGTTTTTTGATTTTAAATGGATTTTTAAAGCTCATGGCTAAATCAACCTGTCCTTCCATGCCATCAGGCGTGGATACTACTTCTTCTGTTTCTGTAAACTGTGACATGTCTCCTCCTATTGCCATCATTCGTCTTGCAAATCCACCTATTGCCATGTTTGGACGAACAAGTCCACCGTCTTTCCTATTTCCTTCTTTATATTGATTTATTAATTGAATAATATTTTCGTCTCTTTTACCAAACGTTTGTAATGTATCATTTCTTGGATCATAAAATTTAATTTCAATTCCATTATCTATCATTTGTTTTTCGTAAATATTTAATTGTTTAGTAATTTGTTTTAATCTATCTATTTGTTTCTGGGATAAATCTCCTGGATTTTTATATTTCCAATTTCCTCCAGCTTTTTTTCCAGAAGTAAATGTATGTCCTAAAATTTTATATTTTTCTACTAAAAGATCAATAAATCCGGCTCCGCCCCCTTTAGGTCCTAGTTCTATGACAGATTGTATTCTATTCATTTTTGATGTACCAGGATAATTTGGATATGTAACTTCTTTTAAATATTTTTTTGGAATCATTTCATACTTACTTGCAAGTTTTTTAATTCTACTTGTTATTTCATTACCTTTAACAACCGTATTACCAAGAGAATGTAATTGTGCTAAGTTCATTTCATTTTTTAATTGATTTAATGCTGGATAATTTTTTTCATCTTGAAATTTTTTAAACATTTTAGAATATAAAGAACCTTTTTCAAAACGAGGATTATATTTGTAATCTTCGTATCCCTTTTTTGTAGTTAACTCTGGTATCTCTCTCGATGTTCCAGGTTGTGAAGGTTCTTTAATTTTTGATACAAAATAATCATAAAGATTTTTATCTTCTGTTTTTAAACGATCTGCATGTTGATTCCATTTATCTTTTCTAAAAAAAGATTTAGTTGAACGTACTTTATTACCAAAAACTTTATCATATGCTTGAGACATGCTAATTCCTTCATCGTCCATTACTTTTTTTATTGAATTTAATTGATCCTTATAGGAGTCATAATAATATTGAAGTTTTGCTTCACGAACATTGGGGGTAATTTGTTTTCCTTTAAGCTGAGCATGGTCATTAATAACTTTTAAAGCATTTTCTTTAAATTGATCAGATTCATCAGAATGATTAATAAATTTCCTTAAAGAATTATGAGGTCGTGGATTTTTACTTCCGTAAACAACTCTATCTTTTGTTGGGGTTAACAATCCAGTTATTAAATTATCGACATCTTCTGTTTTTTCAAATGGGCCTGTTTTTATTGTATCCACAACATATTTCATTGTGTTTTGATACGCAGGTGAGTTTACGTTAAAGTTAGTAGTAGGATTTTTAGTAAGATCAGTTACATAATCTATCTCTTCAAAAGAATCACTTTTCTTTCCTATATTTAAAGCTGTTTTAACAGCTTCAACAGGAGTTGTTATTAGTTTATCTCTAGAGCCCATTATTTATCAAATAAGTTCATTTGATCTTCCATGCTACCAAGTCCTTGGTCCATGTTTGATGCTATGTAAGGCTCTTTTCTATAGTCAATTTGATCAAAAGGAATTTTACTTTCACCCCTTATTAAATTCATAAGTCCTTGTCCACCTCGAACAGCTGTTTTAACTCCACTTTTAGCTAAGCTGGCTAATCCAGCAACACTAGGTATAACTTGTCCTGCCATGTAACCATAAGTTTCTGCAGGTGTATCTCCATAAGAAAAACTTGCATTAATGTTAGGGTATAAATAATCCTCAGCCGCTTCTAAAAAAGCTGGTCCTTCTTTTCCGCGTGTTAGCTCATCAGTAAACCTAAACATAGAAGGACGTTTCATAACAAACTCACCTTCATCATTGTAACCAAATAAACCTGCATAAGGTAAAGATAAATCACCATCTTTAGTAAACTTAGGATCTGCATCCATTGGCATTTGTGGTAAAGTGTCTTGATTAATAATAATACCTTCACGTTCAGCGTCGTAAGTGTAAGGTTGTGGTTTTTCAATTTGCGTTAATAATCTTCTAAATTCATCAAATTCAGGGCCTTCTTCTTCATCTATAAATACCCTATCTCTAAACTCGTCATACTCTGCTTTACTGTTTATATTATTAGCTTTTCTAAAAGCATCCATTTGCTCAATTGCATTAGATTGCATAATGCCTTGTGTGTTCTCAACCCATTCTTTTAAATTAGGATTAGCATTAATATCGTCTACAGAAATAAACATTTCGCCTTCACGGGTTTTACCACTAATAGCACCATCAAATACACTGGAGAAATAATCAATAGCTCCGTAATCTTCCGAGTCTCCTTCTCCTAAATATAATGGATTTAAAACATTAACTGCACCTAACGTATCTGTAACAACTGCACTTACAGCTCCTGGTACTGCAGACGATAAAAATTGAGAATCTTCTGCTAGATCATCTTCTACTTTGTACTGCTCGTCTATTTGTGTTTTAAATTCGGAAGGTTGTTCCAATAGATCAAATGACGTAAAGTCACTTACACCTGTATCAATAGTATTCTGGTCGTTGTCTGTCTGTTGGTTCATCCGCAAAATCGTCCTTTAGTTCTACGTAATAACCTTGACGGTAGCGCATCAATGCCTGCGTCATGCTATCCACGTAATCATCATAATCGCCAAATGGGAATGCTGCACATTCTTCAATGACTTCTTCGGCCCAACGTCTATCTTTAGGAGCCCATACTGCCCCTGATTCAAACAGCGGTGCTACGCTGTTCACTCTTGCATGTTTATCATTTCCTTTAGAGGGTGTAAAGTTAATTACAGGTATGCCAACCTTTTGTAATTCATGTGTAAGTGGTAACCCGGACGCTTTGGCCTCGACCAATACAACCTCTGGTTCCCAGTACTTATATTCTTCTTGTGCTTTTTCTTTTAGTTCAGGAAAGTTCCACCGTCCTTTCTTGGCGTCTAAAAGGATAATGTTTTGTCTACCACCTTCTTCTGGTGTAAATATACCCCATGTCGTAATAGCTGAATAATCGGCTGTTTCTTTTTTGGTAAAAGCTGTATCATACGATTGTATAACGTACTGTAGCTGCGGTATTTGTTCCGGCTCCCATTCTTGCCACCACTCACGTTTTATAAGTGCACCTTCCTCGGCCACGGGATTTTGCATCCATTGTGCATTCCATTTTGAAACAGGGATCGAGGCTTTAACGCCATTAAGACCTTCCATGGTCCAAAAATTACCCCACATAGGTTTGTTATTTAGAACAGCAGGAAATTCTACAATTTCCCATTGGTCAGCAGCTTCGTCTTTACTTTGTGCTTGGAGCAAGCGACCTGTTAGATCCTTAATGGACCAACGAGTCATGACTAATACTATAGCACCCCCTGGCTGAAGCCTTTGGCGAGGGCCAGAAGTATACCACTCATAATGACCATCAAGAACAGCAGGAGATAATGCATCTTGCTCTGAGTGAGGATCGTCGATAATAAGTAAGTCAGCCCCACGACCGGTAATAGCACCGCCAACTCCAGCAGCAAAATACTCACCTTTGTGGTTTGACTCCCATCTTCCGGCAGCCTTTGAATCCGCTGCCAAAGTAACGTCTGGAAATACTGAAGCATATTCATCTGACTCTATCAAATTTTTTGCTTTACGTCCAAATCGAATTGCCAACTCACCTGTGTGCGTAGTTTGTATTAGTTTAGAGTTAGGATGCCTACCCATAAAAAACGCCGGAAATAAATGCGACGCAAATTCTGATTTTGTATGTCTTGGTGGCATATTAACAATAAGTCGTTTTAGCTCACCATTGGCAATGCGGTTTAATTTTTCCGCGTAAATTTTGTGATGTTTTCCCTCAACAAATTCAGGCCAAACTGTTTTTACAAATTTTAAAAAATCTGACTGCGTTTCTTCTTGTTTTTCAACAACCGCATTTTTTAAAAGGTATTTGAGGGTTTGTGTATCTAGCTTTTCTAGTTGCGAAACATTTTCCATTTTTTAAAAATTTTTTCGAACTTTGATATATAACGTTTTTGGTGAGTATTGTCACCCTCAATCTTACCCTTAAAAAATAAAAGCATGCTTTAGGAAAAAAGGGGGGTGTACCCCCGTCGCAGATTGTATAGGCCTGTGGAGTTCCCGGGCGCCGCCTGCGACATTGTGTCGCACCGCTAGATCTAGTAGGCAATCGTGCGCCGAGCATACTACATCCCGGGCCGCGGCATTTTGTCGCACCACTACATATAGTGCCGACTTATCCACAGGTTATCCCCAACTAATTTAATTAACTATATAATTAATTAGTAAGCTATGATACAGAATACATAGAAATAGAATTGAGGTAAATATGACTAAACAAGACTTCAAAGCAATAGTAGGAAATGGTTTCTTCTCTTGCAAATGGATAAACAATAAGGGTGATATATCTAAGATTAAAAGAGGTATCTTAGGTACTCATGCTTGGCGTAATACTGAACTTGGTACTAGAGATAGTATTAAAGAGCCAACAAACTATGTCTTAGCCTATCGTGTAGGTAATGGCTTAAACCCTAATCATAGAAGATGGGCAAACATTAATCCTGAAACTGTGATAGAAATAAATGGAAGGACAGTATAATGCCTAATGATTTAATTACTAAGAACAATGTAAACATAACCCCACTAATCGAAAGTTTAGTGGAGTTAGTCAAAGACAAAGACGCAACAGGAGAATTGGCAGACTTTCAGAACTGCACACTTCCTGCAAAAGATAGTCCAGACTGGAAACTTATTTCTGGTGTATTGTGTAATTCTGTCGTTGAATGGGCTTCAATGAATAAAGACAGAGATGTTAATTCAATGGATTTAATACAGCACATGCAATCAGATATAGGTTATATCTTAAAAAGGTTAGGATTGAGTTAGCCTCAATTCACTATACTCAATCTTATCAAGGGGATTTTATATCCCCTTTTTTTATGTCCGAACTTCAGCTCAGCACCTGCGTACCCGGGCGCCCGCGGGAAGACTGTGGATATCTTGTGGATAAGTATTATGGAGTTTGGGAGTTTGGGGAGTTTAGGAGTTTTGAGGGTTAGCTTACTTTCCTAACCCTCGAAATTTGCAAAGACAGGTCTTTATGAGCACCCGTCGTAGGAGTCCGCAACAACTTCATGCGCATTACCCTCCCTAAATTTGCAAGGCAAGAGCCGAATAACTCCGTTTATCTTGCCTCATTTGTTAGAGATACCTCGTCTTTCGACTTCTCCTGTCTAACTTAGTTAGCGTGTGTATATACAAGGAAACTAACTAAACATACTATACATCTTTCCAAACCATGACGCAATAGGTCTATTACTTTTCTTGTGGATAAGTCGCCACGACCCATCATGCCATTCATAAGTATATGTATAATCTCTAGTCCATTTGTTCCAACGAATCATAGTAATCCTTTCTCTTTCTATCTTCTGCATAACACAAACCATTCTTCATGTCAACTCGTACGGCGCCCGGGCCGGGCGACAACATGTCGCATGGACCAAGAACCTGTGGATAAATATTAATGGAGTTTGGGAGTTTAAGCCAAACGGGATACTAAATAGTAAACCAGGAACGCGATCCCAATCCATTTCAGAGGGAGGAGTATTCCTATTATAAAATCAAACATTGTATTCCTTTCTAATTCTGATGCAGCAGCTCACGCTGCAGCTGGTGAAGCAGGATGCAGTAGCTGCTGTCAGCTCTACCTGCTTTAAAAAATGGCGGAAATACCCCAATTCCAAGTGTCATCTACCATCTCTTCTTTATTATATAACCTTCCTGGATCCTGAAGTCAAGTCCCGGGCTACAAAAAAATGGCAGAAATCCAACCTTTTTATTCCGAAGACTGTCCGGGAACTCCCGGCGCGCCCGGTGCGCAAACCATCTCGGAAAAAACGGCAGAAAACCTAGATTTATTATTGGGGAGTTTGGGAGTTTCAGGGAGTTTGCACGCTGCGGGCCCGGTGCCCCAGCGGGACTTATCCACAGGTTATCCACAGTTTATTTGTTAGGGGGAGTTTGGGAGTTTGACAACTCCCCCTAAATATGCCTAACTTTCGTTAGTACGGAAGATTCCGTCATACATCTTATCGAGTGCACTTCGGTTATCTTCGTTTGATAATGCGACCATTTCTTGATTCTTCTTCATTACAGGAACAACCGAATCATAATGATTACATATTCTATTTAGTATGTCTGTATTCTTGTCTAAAGAATCAGCTATTTGTTGCAACACATCTACTAATACATTGTTGCTATCTTCTGGTAATACCATATTAACTCCTTTGTTATATTTCTAACTATAATATAACACCTAATTCGTTCACATGCAACCCACCCCACAAAATTTTCTGTGGATAACTTTTTAAGCTTCACGATACTTCGACCATTACCTGACTGGTACGAAGCAGTAAACTCCCGGCGCGCCCGGCAGCTGGGGATGCAGGATGAGATGGTACAAAAAACGGGAGAAACATTGGGGAGTTTGGGAGTTTCAGGACTGAAGGTCAGCTGCTTCCTGGCCCGGGCTGCTGGAAGCGTGGAACGAATCCGCAGAAAACTGGGAAAAAGTAAGGGGAGTTTGGGGAGTTTGGGCGCCGGGCGCAGCGGGCACTAACCGCGACTTATCCACAGCTTATCCACAAGAAATTATTATAAGGGAGTTTCGGAGTTTGACACGATTTTGCTTAGGTCAAGGTCCTCGAGCCTTCCCTCGTACAACCCGGGTACTTGGTCCACGGTGCTTTGGCCAAGTTCCTTGGTTTTGCACCCATGAAACAGTTTAACCTGGTGGTTGGGAAGCCCCCCAACCAAGATATATGACTTCGCTCCTGCTAAAGCATGACGCATATTCCATGCAATTTGGAAGGGTGAAACCGTTACCTTATTATTACTATTAATAACCTTTAATTCAATTGTAAAGAAACCTGTAACCTTGTTATAAATAAGGCAATCCGGGAATCCTGGTGTAACGTATGATTCAAGACGTGAAACAATATAATTACCACCCTCTAATGATGTCTTTAAACTCTTCCAGAAATTTGTTTCTGGTTTTACGGTCATACTTTTTCTTGTCCTTTACTATTTTTTGTTTCCACTGGGGTGATGTCAATTGGCTCGCTATTGGATTCTTCTTCGACTTCCAGGACGGTTGCTGGTCCTTCTTTTTTAAATTTACCATCTAATCCAATCTCCTTAAGTTTAGCTAAAACTTCTTCACGGGACATACTGTCGATACTGCCTGTTCTGATTTCTTTACGATCAATGTACAATCCCGCAGCCTGCCCTCGCAAGCGCTCAGCATTAACAGCAGCACTATAAGACTTCTCTGAGAGAGAACGATCACGAAGTCTAGCCAACTCTTGTACATGTTTACTTAATTTAACTTCATGGGTTTTTTCTAACTCAGCTCTTCTAGCCAAAACAGCTTCTACTACTTTTGGATGTTGTTTTCCATTTAATAATTCAGATGCTGTTATAGCAGCTCGTTCTTCTTTGTAGCCTGCTTGTCTTGCACATTCTGTTGGTGTCAATCTACCTTCATTATCAGTATAAATTTTAACAAATATTCTTTGCCTATCTGTTAAACCATCTCTTCCTTTTGGATGTTTAAGAGACATATCTTTTGTGTCACCAGTTGTGGCACCAACTAATCTTTTATCTACCATGCTGTAACCCGCTGTATAGTTGAGTTTTTACTCATTTTAGTTCTTAAAAAACAAAAAAGTGCCTTGCGTTGTTTAGAGTAGTGACACATAGGTGACACAAGATAACCTATTGATTTATATAACTTAATCGTCAAATGTGTCACTGTGGCACCAATATCCCGGTATTTAAAAAAAGTAAAACACTCTTGAGCAAAATATACACTATACATGTGACTCAAACAATAGAAATTGACCTATTTCTGCCATTTCCATTTTTTAACCAACCACGTGCTATAAGTCTGTGTACATAACCATGAACTTGACTCTTTGAATGCATGCCGTTTAATTGTTTCATTTCTTCATATGATGGTGCGTAACCATTAGCCTTTATAAATGATTTAACAACATCGTAAAACTTCTTTTGTTTGGGTGTTAGCCCTTCTTTATTTTCTTTCTTCAAGGCCTTTGGCATCTGGGTGGCTCCAATATTCTTTTCTTACTTCACGTAGCATCTCATTATGACCCCACTCATCAATTGCTTCTTTTGTTATTGATGCTTCCAAGGTTTTCTGGATTTCTCTTTCGTCTTCAGTTAACTCTATTCTTGTAGGTCCTTTTTTACGTACATATGTATGTACTTTGGCCCAGGTAATAATGTATTTAGAAGCCTTGGGCCGTGTGTAACCACGCGTGGGATCTAATGAAGGAAACTCTGGATCTGGTGCCGTATCAAAATTATCTTTAATATAATCCATTACGTCCTCATCCTTCTCAAACTGTTTTACTATCTTCTCTATAACTTTCTTATCTAACCATAAATTAATTTCGTACGTCTGCATGTCCCACCTGTAAGTATTCTATTTTTTTAATCCAACCCTGTGGAATAGCAATCGCACCACCACCTGATGTATCATCTTTATCTTTACTATATGACCGCATAATAACAACTTTCTCATCATTATTAACAGCCAACCAGCCAACTTCTTGACATATTGCCAACGGTGCAGCCATAATATCTTTTATATCAAGCCAACCTGTTTCAGTATCACGTGCGTCAACCCATGTCACACGTACCATTGGTACTGAATCAATATCCATTAATGTATTTTATTCCACTTCTCCGATACATCAGAATATTTATTTTGAACTTCTCGTTCAGCATCAGCTGTATTAAATTTAGCGTTAGCTCTCTCTTCTGCACCTTCAGCAAATTTACCTATGATTTCTAATAACATTAACGTTGGAAATACAACGCCGTGCACTTTAATAGCACTTAATTTATTTAATGTTGTATCAACATTATCTCCACTTTCTTCACACTCTTGTAAAATTTTATTCATTTTACTCGCAGCATTTACCATTTCTTTCATTCTATTTCTCCTTTAAAAACCTGGGTACTCGGGGCACGCTACCCCACCCATTGATTCATAATAACCAACAGCATTATTAGCTGCAAGCATGCGCTCTTCGTCACCTTCAAACATAGCATCATAAAATTCATCACGTGCACGTTTTAATTCATCATGTACACTTACTTCTTTAATAACGCTCATATTAATCCTAACAAAAACATTGACGCATGGTACGCCAAATAAAATCCAATTATAATTTTAACAGGTATCATAAAAAACCAAAATATATCCCACATCATATCCTCACTGCTATGTACTCGTAATCAAAATCTGAATGTTTCTTTTGTACTAACGTTACCACACCACTTTCTGCAGCTGCGTACACATGATTCTTAATCTTACGTACACGACGCTCATCCATGGTAGGTGATAATTTTTGTAACCATGGTCCACATAAATAACCACGGTAATAAGTAATCTTATTACCTTTAATAGATTTATTTAACCAATCATCAAACTTCTTTATACTTAACATAATATCTTTCTAATACGAAAGCTCTCGTAGGACTTGCATGACCGCACCTACAACCTTTTCACGACAAATCATGTTCTACATAATAACGCTACTTCAGTACCACCCTTAGTTACCTCAGACACTTGTCCGTACTTCCCTAAAAATGTGCCTTACAACTTTGTTATTGTTGTTCAGCCAGAGAGTGCCAACCCATTGCAATTGTGCTGGCCTTCTCTTTCGTATATGTTCTTATATAGCATAGGTATCAGAACAAAACAAGGACAAAATAACTTTTTTCTTGCTAA